TCTATAACGAAATGCTCTATACATTTTTATGTGAAATAGGTTAAACTACATAAGTATTTAGTAAAGTTTGTTCCTTACATCTGCGAAGCTAAAGACTTCGCGGTTTTACGGAACACTAATAAAGAGAAATTTAAGGATTATCCAAAATTAAATAAGATTAAATATAATATTGATTTCGTATTCAATAATAACATTATTGAATTTGATGGGAGGTATTGGCATCTGATAAAGAAAAAGAAAACATTAAAGATGTGTTTCTAATACATAAAGGATTTGATATTATACACATATTTGATGATGAGTATAAAAATGACCCACAAGAAACCTTAAATAGATGTATACAGTTCCTAACAGAATGAATTTACCAGAAACAGTAGTATTAAACAATAAGAACATAAAAATCCTTACGCCTTATGGATATGAGGATTTTTATGGTGTTAATAAGATAACAAAGGACAAATATGCGCATTTACAATTTACTAATGGAGAGGAACTAAAGTGTTCTTTAGACCATCCATTATCCACTATTGAAGGAATAATAAAAGCAAAAGACTTAGATAAAACCACAGAGATTTATACTAAAACTGGTGGTTGTTTTTTAATAAGTAAGAAAATAATAAACAAAGAAATTGAGTTATATGATATTGTAAATTCAGGAACTCATCATCTATATTATAGTAATAATATTGTATCACACAATTGTGAGTTTCTTGGGTCCGTAGATACACTAATTTCTGGAGCTAAATTAGCAACATTTACTCAATCACGGCCAATTAGGTCTCAAGCTGGATTAGACATATATGAAGAACCATTAGAAGATAGCCAATATGTAATTACAGTAGACGTTGCTAGAGGAGTAGAAATTGATTATTCTGCATTTGTTATATTTGATATAACATCATTTCCATATAGAGTTGTTGGAAAGTATAGAAATAATGAGATTAAACCGATGATGTTTCCCTATAACGTCAGAGAAGCTGGTAGATTATATAATGATGCTCACGTACTTTGTGAAATAAATGACGTTGGAGACCAAGTAGCAACAGCACTTCATTATGACTTAGAATATTCAAATCTTCTTATGTGTAGTATGCGAGGAAGAGCTGGTCAAATTGTTGGTCAAGGATTTTCTGGAAAGAAGACTCAAATGGGAGTCAAGATGTCCAAGACAGTTAAGAAAGTTGGATGTATCAATTTAAAAGCAATTATAGAAGAAGAGAAGTTAATATTCAATGATTATGAAATCATAGCGGAATTAACTACGTTTGTACAAAAATACAATACATTTGAGGCGGAAGATGGAAATCACGATGATTTATGTATGTGTTTAGTATTATTTGCGTGGTTGATTTGTCAGGATTATTTCAAGGAAATGACTGATAATGATGTAAGAAAGAAAATATATGAAGAAAGTCAAGAACAACTAGAGAATGATATGGCTCCGTTTGGGTTTATTACTACATTTGATAATGAAAAAACATTTGTAGATAATGATGGTGATAGATGGTATGCATCAGATAGTTCTGAGTATGGTGGAATGGAATATATGTGGGAATATCTATAACGTAAATGCTTATTTTACTAAATATTTTTAGAGAAACTGACCCCGTTAGGAGAAAGAAATGGCAACTCCCCAATTATCTCCTGGAATTATTACCAGAGAAGTTGATTTAACAGTAGGTAGAGTTGATAATGTACTAGATAATGTGGGCGCCATTGCTGGTCCCTTTGCTATTGGTCCTGTAGAACAGGCAACTACCATCAATACAGAACAAGAACTTATCAATACATTTGGTAAACCAATTTCCACAGATGCCCAATATGAATATTGGATGAGTGCATCATCCTACCTCTCATATGGTGGTATTCTTAAGGTAGTAAGAACAGATGGCACAACTCTTAATAACGCCAATGCTGGTGTTAGCGCAACTTCTGTTACTGCTAAGATTAAGAATTACGACAACTACAACTCAACTTGGTCTGCAGATTCTGTAGATTTCGTTTATGCTGCTAAGAATCCGGGTGCTTGGTCAAATAATCTTAAAGTATGTGTTATTGATGACCTTGCAGATCAAATTATCGGTATTTCTACCACTAATCCTTCTGCTCTTGGTATTCAGATTGGATATGGTGTTACTACTGCTCTTTCTAATGTAACAATTCCTGGTGTTGGTTCCACTTCATTATTCAACGGATATCTAAAGGGTATTATTACTGGAGTATCAACTGATGCTACTAATTCTAATAGCACAATTAGTGTTAAAGTGTTATCCAGAGTATCCTCTGCTAATACAGAAACTCCAATCTCTTACTCTTCAGGTAATTCAACAGCATCATTTGGTGTAGCTAACATAATTAGATTCGTAAATAATTCTGGTGTTTCTAGCACAACTACAGGAACAGTATCAACTGCAGTAGATTGGTACGAGCAACAAACTCTTGGACTATCTAATAGTACAATCTACTGGAAATCAATTGCGCCAAAGCCAATTTCCAATAGTTATTCACTAGACAGAAATGGTAAGAATGATGCACTACACGTTGTATTGGTAGATGATACCGGTTCAATCACTGGAGTTCGGGGTAACATTCTTGAGAAGCACGTAAGTCTATCTAAGGCAACAGATACAGTATCAGCAGTTAATTCACCTCAGAAGATTTGGTACAAGAATTATCTTGCTAACTTCTCTTCTTATGTGTATGCTGGTGCTAATCCATCTTCGGCTACTAGTGTAATTCAAGGAACAACTCCAATTGCAACTGGATTCTCAACATCATATACTGGAATAACAACTACTGCTGGTCTATGGAATCAAAATGCACAGGGAGTTACCTTTAGTGCTATTGGTAATAAAACATATAATCTATCTGGTGGAGTAGATTATTCAGCATCTAATGGATTTACTGCTACTTTAGCAAATTTAGTCACTGCATATAATCTATTCAGTAACAAAGACCAAATTGGAGTTGATTATCTTATTCAGGGTCCTGGACTTGTTAATAAGTCAGAATCTCAAGCAAAGGCAAATCAACTAATTTCCATTGCAGAATCAAGAAAGGATTGTGTTGCAGTTATTTCTCCTCATAGAGCAGATGTTGTTGACGTTGCAAATTCAGATACACAAACTACTAACGTTGTATCATTCTTTAGTCCATTAAGTTCTTCTTCTTATGCAGTATTTGATGATGGTTATAAGTACACTTATGACCGATTCAATAATCTATTCCGTTACATTCCTTGTAATGCTGATATTGCAGGTTTAATGTGCAGAACAAATATTAATTCCTATCCTTGGTTCTCTCCTGCTGGTCAACAACGAGGTGTACTTAATAATGCTATTAAACTGGCATATAATGCATCAAAGGCTCAAAGAGACTTACTTTATACAGCTCGGGTAAATGCCATAGTAAATCAACCAGGAATTGGTATTATTCTATTTGGCGATAAGACTGCTCTTGGTTATGCTTCTGCGTTTGATAGAATTAACGTTCGTAGATTGTTCCTAACTGTAGAACAAGCATTTGAAAGAACTGCTAATGCGCAGATATTCCAATTTAATGATGATATTACTAGAGCAAACTTTATTAATATTGTTGAACCATATCTTCGTGATGTTCAGGCTAAACGAGGTGTTTATGATTTCCGTGTTATATGTGATGAGTCTAATAATACTCCAGATATAATTGATAATAATGAGTTTAGAGCGGATATCTTCCTGAAACCTTCTCGCTCAATTAATTATGTTACCCTTACCTTCGTAGCTACTCGTACTGGTATTAGCTTTGAAGAAGCTGCTGGCAGAGTTTAATTCTTATAACTAATTAACACAAGGAGAATCAAAATGGCTACACTCAAAACACTATCTAACTTCAAATCTAAACTAGCTGGTGGTGGTGCCCGCAGAAATCTATTTGAAGTAAGTATTCCCACCCTCATGACCGGAGTAACTTGGGATAATGACATATTCCAATTTTTATGTAAATCCGCCAATCTTCCAGCCTCTAATATATCATCTGTAGATGTTCCTTTTAGAGGAAGAATTCTTAAGGTTGCTGGAGATCGCACATTTGACATTTGGACTGTTACTGTAATTAATGATGAAGACTTCAAACTAAGAACAGCATTTGAACAGTGGATGAATATTGTTAATAAATTAGAAAACGCCACTGGTGCAACAAATCCAAGTTCTTATATGGCTCAGGCATATGTAAGCCAACTTGGTCGTGGAGCAGACAAGAAGGAATCCACAACAAATAGTTCTACAACTACCACTAACGCTCTTAGGTCTTATCATCTACACGATGTTTTTCCAACTAATGTAAGTGCCATTGACCTATCCTATGATAGTTCTGATCAAATTGAAGATTTCACTGTAGAATTACAAGTACAATACGTTACAATTGGTAAAGATGGGGCGTCTACTGTAGACCAAACTGGCACGGAAATTAGCTGATAAATAGTTGAATAAAGTTAAAAATTAAATTATGGCTAAATTGTTTGGATTTTCTATTGAGGATACTGAGAAGCAATCCCCATCTATTATTTCTCCCGTTCCGCCTAATAATCAGGACGGGAGTGATTATTATTTAACTAGTGGCTTCTTTGGGTCTTATGTAGATATTGAGGGTGTTTATAAAACTGAATTTGATTTAATTAAAAGATATAGAGAAATGGCACTACATCCAGAAGTGGATAGTGCTATTGAAGACGTTGTTAATGAGGCAATTGTATCCGATACAAACGATTCTCCTATTCAGATTGAATTATCCAATTTGAATGCTAGTGATGGAATCAAACAGAAGATACGAGATGAATTTAGATATATACTAGAATTATTGGATTTTGATAAGAAATCCCACGAAATCTATAGAAATTGGTTTATAGATGGGAGACTTTATTATCATAAAGTAATTGATATGAAGAAGCCACACGAGGGAATACAAGAACTAAGATATATTGATTCTTTAAAAATACGCCATATCAGGCAACAGAAGAAAGTAAAGAATGATGGAGCAAGAAAAACTTTAATATATGGAAGCCAAGACCCAATGGACTTTGAGTTTCCAGAAATTGAAGAATACTTTGTTTATAATCCAAAAACTCAATATCCAGTAGGAACTCCATCCGCAATGAGTGGAGGTAGCGAGAAAGGAATTAAGATGTCTAAGGATTCCATCACTTATTGTACTTCTGGATTAGTAGATTTAAATAAAGGAACTATTCTATCATTTTTACATAAGGCAATTAAATCATTAAATCAACTAAGAATGATTGAGGATAGTTTAGTAATTTATAGACTATCAAGAGCATCAGAAAGAAGAATTTTTTATATTGATGTTGGTAATCTTCCGAAGCAGAAAGCAGAACAATATCTTAAAGATGTTATGATGCGTTATCGTAATAAACAGGTTTATGATAGCGCAACAGGCGAAATTAAAGATGATAAGAAGTTTATGAGTATGATGGAGGACTTCTGGTTACCAAGAAGAGAAGGTGGTAGAGGTACCGAGGTTACCACCTTACCTGGTGGATGTCTTGAGATGAGTACAAAGGTTCCGCTTCTTGATGGTAGAGAATTATCCATTAAAGATATAGAAACTGAATTGAATACTGGAAATAAGTTGTGGGCGTATTCCTGTCACCCAACAACGGGAAAAATTGAACCAGGATTAATTAGTTGGGCTGGAGTAACACAAAAGAGTGCTAAAGTAATTAAAATAACTCTAGATAATGGAGAAAGTATTACTTGTACTTACGACCACAAATTCCCAATTTATAATGTTGGATTTGTTGAGGCTAAAGATTTAGAAGTTGGTCAAAGTATGATACCATTTTACAAAAAAACTAAAGAAATAAAAAAAGGATCAAATGAATATGAAATGATTTATGATAATGAAAGTAAAAAATGGATTTATACACACAGATTAGTTGCTAATACATTTAAGGAAATTATTTGTGAAGATAATGTATTTGAACAAAACGATGAAAATAAGAATACAATACACCATATAAATCTAAATCGGTTTGACAACTCCCCAGAAAATTTATGCTTTATGAATTCTTTGGATCATATACTATATCATAAATCTATTGGATTCTCTATTGAGGAACAATTGAAGTGGACTTTGGCGGCAAAAGAAAAATTAATTGAATTAAAAAATAATCCAATTGAATATGAAAAATATTGCTCAAGAATATCACAAAATTCAAAGGCTTTCTGGAATAATTTATCTGAAGAGGAAAGAATAGATCAAATTGAAAAAATTAGAAATGGTAGTATTAATCATTTTAATAATATTTCTGATGAGGAATATGCCAAAAAAATTAATACATCCATTTCTAATTTAGAAGGGGTATCTGAGGCATTGCAAATTAAATTACAAGATAATGAGTGGTTTAGACAAAGATTATCTGATGGGTGGTCTGAGGAATCTAGAAAAAATGCGTCTGAATGTAGTTTATTTAATCATAACATTACATCCATTGAATATCTACCTAATGAAATTGAAGTTGGGACACTTACAATTGACTCCGATGAAATTTTTCATAATTATCATACATTTGCTTTGTCATCTGGAGTATTTACAAAAAATAGTAATCTAGGTGAAATTACGGATTTGGCTTACTTCCAGAAGAAGCTTTATAAATCCCTAAATGTTCCATCTTCTAGAATAGATGGTGATGGTGGATTTAATCTTGGTCGTTCTTCAGAAATTCTAAGAGATGAGGTAAAGTTTAGTAAATTTGTTGCTAGATTAAGAAAGAGATTTTCTAATATGTTTAGTGATATGTTAAGAACTCAATTACTTCTTAAGAATATAATAACCCCAGAAGACTGGGATAAAATGAATGAACATATTCAGTATGACTTCTTATATGATAATCACTTTGCTGAACTAAAAGATTCTGAACTTCTTACAGATAGATTAAATCTAGTTTCGGCTGCTGAACCATATATTGGTAAATATTATTCACAAGATTACGTTAGACGACATATTCTTCGTCAAACAGATCAAGAGATTATTGACCAAGACGAATTAATGAAAAAGGAAATTGAAGATGGAGTTATTCCAGACCCATCTATACCAATTGACCCAACTACTGGACAACCAATGCCAGATTTTACTGGACAAGAAGGGGATTTAGGTAAAGTACCAATGGACCCAGAAGCCAATACAAAGGCAATAGAAATGCCTAAGGGTGGAGAAATCTAACTCATAAATACAGTATACATAAACAAAAAAGAATTATGGATGAACTAATGGATATGATTGCTGCTGATGAATCTCCTTCTCAGATTAGTGATAAAATTAAAGATATACTTTTTGCGAAATCTGCAGATAAAATTGACCAATTTCGTCCTGTAGTAGCATCTTCACTCTTTAATGGATATACCGAGGAATAATGCTAATATGTCATCAGAATTATCAGATTTCTTTAAAATAGTATCAGAAGAAAAGAAACATAAAAAAGAACAATTCAATTCTCTGGTTGGTAACTTGGACTTGAATGATATCTTTGAAGAAGTTTCTATTCTTAAAACTAAGAGTAAAATAAAAAATAAAAAAGGTGATAAGGCACTCAAAGTATTTGAGGATTTACTCTCATCTAGAGAGATGGAACCAAATATTGAAGAAGAAATTGAAGAAATTTATGAAGTAGTAGAAGAACTTCAAGAAGAACTTGAAAAACCAAAAAATATACTTATAGAGAGAGCTTTGGGACTTCTTACAGACCCATCAAAAATAAAAACAAAAGACCCATTAACTCCTCTAGATCAAAAGTTTGCAACACTTGATGATTTACAAAATCACTATAAAATCTTCCTTTCCCGTATTCAGCAACAACTCTCTACGATAGGTGGTGGTGGTGAAACTCGGTTGAGGTATTTGGATGATGTTGTAGGACTTGCAACGAATTCTGGTGCTTATGATAATAAGTATCTACAATGGAACTCAAATACAAATAATGCAGAGTTTGTATCTATTACTGGTATTGGAACTACTGGACTT